AATGAACCCTTCCATATTCCATTCCATAGGAATAAACAATGAGTATAGTCCACTTTTAGTTTGCCCATTTGCATTTCTATGTAGTACCGAAGAATCTTCATAGATATCTTTAAAGTTACTACCACCTTTTGATAAAGCATTTGAGGTTGAACCCATCATACACTTACCAATAATCTTAGAACCCAATCTAAGACAAGTTTTAGTTACTCGCCAATTTTCTTTAATGTTGTTTGGTCGTAGCCATTTTCCACTCTCGTCATGAGCTAAGAACAATAGCTTTTCTCCGTCATAAGAGTTGTCTTCTGTATTCTTCCAATCTATTGATGTATCTAACCCCTCAATTGTATCTTCCTCAGAATTATACATGTTCTTTTTTGTAATCTTTGATGCAGGTATACGGAAAGACAACTCAGTTTTTGGTTTGTCCATACCATCCATAATAGGCTTAAAGAAAAATGGAAGTCTACTATTAATTGGAACAACTTTGTCTGTAAACATTTTTTTAGCATCCGCTCCTGTTTTAGATAGTATTCCAACTCTTGAATCTCTTGCAAGAGTTCCAACATTAATACATTCAGAAGATGCCATAAAAGAAAATCCTGAACGTCTTATCTTTAGGTATATCATTCCAAACGACCTATTGTCAGCACGACACGCTTCCCAATAAATCCAATATATTCTATTAGCTTCTCGAAAGTCAGGATATCCAACATCAATACTTGCCCATTGTAAGTACATATAATGAGAACCTGTAATATACGTTGGCTCTCCATTATTCATAAACCAAAAGCCACGCTCTCTATAGTCAAATTCATTCTCAATGTAGTCTACCAATCTATCTTTAAATTGTGACGGCATTTCATTCCAATGGAAAATTGATTGTATCTTTGACAGCTCTCTTGGTAAGTCTTCTCTCTGCCAATACTGTTCAGATTTTTTATCGCTTCTTTTATATACCTTCTCGGGAACAGGAGGGAGTCCTATATTTAACCCTGATATATTTACTATTTGACCTACCTGTCCATTTTTAGATATAACAACTATGTCGTACTTATCATCATAGCCATATATCCAAGACCTTGCCCTATTTTTATTGGACAGTATAGATGGTGATACAAAATCTTTTTGTATACTATATAAGTTATTTTGAACGTCTTTCCGCAAACCCTTGTTTAGTATCTGTTTTACTTATTCCCTTTTCTAAATGCTCAAGACTTTCTCTTTCTAGTTCTATTCTATTTAGTATCTCAAAGGCATCAAATATTGCTAACTTTTTTGTCATAGCAGCATTCTTTAATCTATCTGCAGCCAACTCGTCATCAGAATCTTTTTTAATAATATTTTCTTCTGCGACTTTTATTAACTGCTCAACCGCCTTATGACCTGCCGCAATAATTTTTAGTTTTATTTCTTTTGTGTCCATTAATTTAATTTCATTGTTATTTGATTGTCTATTATTCTGTACATTTTTACATCGTCAATAGTAAATTCATATTCGCTGTCGGGTGAAAAGCATACTGTATCTCCCTTGTTTATTCCTTTACTAATTAAATAATCATTTGGATATAACATCTCACCCATTAAAGGTTCATCACTAAATGGTTTCTTTATATAAGAGTCAATAGCATCTATTGGCTTAACAAAACAATACTTGTCGTAAGAATACCATGTGTCATCTTTTTTATACATATAGAATTGGTCGGGTTCAATAAAGAACTTGTCGTCTTTAAAAAAACTCTTTCCGCTTTTTTGATTTCCCTTCATGTCATAATAGTACTTAAATACATTATGATGAACAAGCAATGTGTCGCCTGAAGATATTGGGCCTTTGTATCCTAATGGAACTTCTATTACCTTAGCAAATCTATTTGAAGATATATAGTCTTCCTCAGATGTACTTGTAATAATTTCTAGTCCACTGATGGTTTTTGTATTGTTGTACCTCTTATTTATTAAAGATTCAACAATAAAATAAAATGGGGATTTCATTAATAAAATATATTGTATTCAATAGAGATTGGAATAGTTTGTGTAAATTCTTTCCATAAAAGAATCTCATTTAATTCGTTTATGATGAATATTTTTATAGATTGAGTAAAGTCTTCAAGTTTAATTAGATGTATTTCATACGTTTCATTTAAAACTTTTTGCCCTACTATGTAATGCATTGCTCCCCCTTTATAGTCAGGACCAACAGAAATTTTTCTTATTTCCATTTTTTAAAATTTTCTTACTGCTCTAACTTTTACAACAGTATTAGATTTATTTATACTAGAAACTGTATTATTTTGAAAATTTACTGTCCATGCAGTAGTAGGATTATTTTCAGTACTACTCCAATAGTTATTAGAACTAAATCCATTTACGCCTAAAACACTATTAACTGCTAATGCTGAATTTAAACAAGCAGTTAACTCCCAAATAGCAGGTAAATACCAATCTGTAAATCCACCATCAGGAAAAAGTCTTGCATTTCCTGCGGCATAAGCAGTAGTAGCAGGGGCAGCTGTTTGTGCTATAATTCCATCAGTATTTGCAAGACCATCTGTTCTACTATATAATAAAGTTGCTGTAGTTGTATCTGTCGACCAAGCTTGACCAAATGATAAATCAGTTAAACTTGCAACAAGAGTTCTTAGAACTCCACTTTCGTACCATTCCGCTACAACTATTCCTCCTCCAAGTAGTTTACCAATATTTAATCCTGCTCCTATTGGACCTGTTGCGCCTGTTGCGCCTGCTACTCCTTGAGGACCTGTTGGGCCTACTGAACCTTGAATTCCTTGAATACCTGCAGGACCTTGTGGACCTGTTGCGCCAATATTTGCTAACAATGCCCAATTTGTAGTATTTGAAGATGGATTACCTGCACATGAAGAACACGCTAAAATATTATAGTAAGAAGCACCTCCAAATCCAACGGCATCATTTAGAACATATGTTCCTGAAGCAGAATAAGTTCCTTGCCAATTTAACCCCGCGGGACCTATTGGTCCAACTGCTCCTTGAATACCTGTTACTCCTTGAACTCCTTGAGCTCCTGTTACTCCTGCTATTCCTTGTGGACCTTGTGGGCCTGTTGCTCCTGTACCACCAACGCCTAAAGCCAATAAATCACTAACTAAGAAATTTTTCGTTTCATTATTTGTAGTTACATCAGTACCAATTAACTTATCGTTTAATGTAGGTGTTGATAAAACTGAATATGTACTTATTTTTCCCATTTTGCTTTATTGTTTTTTAGTTATTTCTCCTGTCTCAATGTTTATTACAGCATCTTCTCCGTATTTTTCCATTAGTATTTTTTCGTGTTTTGAGAACACATCCTTAATACTGTCTATGTATTTTATTAAGCTTTGTTTCTGTAATTCTAAATCACCGAGATTCATTTTTGCTTTAGAAAAATCAGAGTTCATTTCTTTAATGTTCTTTAATTCTTCTTCTGTTGCAAAAATAATGTCTTGAATATTATTGTCTTTCATTTTATTTAATTTAAGTTAGTTACAAATGTAATACTTTTTTAATAAATATTTTCCAAAGCAATGAAATTAATACTCCTACTAAAACTCCAAACCAAAATAAATTCTTTTTTGGTTGATTTTTTTTACCTTCTGCCTTAGCTTGAGCCTTCTCAACTATCCTGTCTTTGTATATAGTTTTAACCTTTAACTTGTACTCTATTCTCTTCTCCTGCCTAGTCTTAGGAACATAGACAGTATTGTATTTAATAATGGTATCTTTAGTTGTAATAAACTTCTCCCATACTATAGTGTCATTGACAATAACAGGGATGGAATCTAATGTTGTGATACGAATAGTATCTCCTGTTTGTTCACAGGTATAGCCTTTCTTAATAGCTTTGTTTAAATGGTACTGTGCAGAGCAACCATATAACACAAATAATAATAATAATATTCTAAACATATTTTATTTTTTAAAGAAATTACTTGACTTATCACTTCTGTTTTTAGATTGCGATTGAGGTACTGTTTTCTTTTTAGAGACATGCGCATTGTCGATGCCATCGTGGTTACCACTTGTGCCATTTTTTCTATTAGTACGCTCTAAATCTCTTCGGTATTTTCTACGCTCTTCAGTGTCATGATACTTCATGTCATACTTCACCTTCTTTTTTCTTGCTTCAGGATGTTCTTGGTAATACTTTGCTGTCTTTGACTTTCCTGTCTTTGTACCTGCTAAATCATTTCTCATTTTCCTTGTCTTGAATAAGTTTTCTTATAATTTTTACTTGACTTCAATTTAGAAGTTTTGCTTTTTGCGTGTACGTTTGTACGCTTAACTTTAGGTTTAACCTTTTTTGTTATTTCTAGTTTTATTTTTGCCATCAGTTTTTTATTTCAAAGTGCATCCAATCAAAATTCTTTTCACGACCCAAAGATATAAACCCATGTTTGTAGAAAATATCTATCATTGGCTTGTATTCAGCTCTTGCAAATCTTGCAGTTTTCGATGATTCTTTAAGTAGATTTCTAGCAGGATCTAGATCAATGGCTATTCCCCATGAGTGCATGGATAGTGCTGTACCTCCCCTCATCTTTCTATAGTTGAAGCATCCACCGAATAAATCAATCCCTAACTCCTTAATCTTATCGTATCCATAGGTAGATAGTAGTTCATTGAATACAGATGTGAAATTATCAGCCACTAGTTTATGACACATCATAGAATTTACCGAGCTGTCTAAGTCCCAAGCTATTCTCATAGGATATGGTAGTTTAATTTTCACTAAGTAACCTGCACCTGTGATATTAGCTGTTCCGTATTTTTTTGTTGCCTGTTGTGTTGTCATTTAATTTTATTTATATCGTCTTTGATGTCCTTTGCTCTTGCAAACAACAACTTCATTGACTGCCACAGGTCTATCCCTTTTACTACTTTGTAGTTCTCATTAATAGACATTACCTCAATACTTGCCAATACCAACGCTACTACTTTAGTGAGCATGAATGGTACACTAAAGAATGTAAGTATAATGTCATTGAGTATGAATTGGTCTATTAAAAAGAACATAATAACTGTAATCTCATACAGTGCTAGCTTACTTATAATAGACGATAATTTTCTGCTAGTTATTTTCTCTTCTAATTTATTTGCTTTCCAAATCCCTGTAAAAGTATCAATACATATTAGTACTCCTATCATTATTAATATACCACTTATTGGTATAAAGAATGCAAAGCATATAGATATAAGTGTCAATAGTTCTTGTTGTATAGATATTAATAGTAGGGATAGTTGTGTTTTCATAAGTCTAATTCTTCAATAGCTTGAGTTAAGGTAAAAGTTAAATAAAAAAATAATGTTATACCGCCCAAAACAATGTAATTTTCTTGTCCTTGAAACATCATAAACATAGAAGTTAAAAAACCTGATATAAAATAAAGTGATGCTAAAATATTAGACTTCATTTTCTTCCGTATTTATAGGCATAGGAGAAACTTCTTCTTCCGTGTAATCAACGTTAAAATCATTCTTTAACTTATCTATCCACTCCTGCTTATCTTCAGTTATAAATGTGTTGTCAAGTCCTGTTACCAAGAATTGGTCTTCTATTAATTCGTCATAGTAGAATATTACTTTGTCATTGTTGTAAACTATATAGTATCTCATATTAAAGCCCTCCATCTGTTATTGTTAAATATTTGTTTTTATATTCTTAATTATGTCCTAAAAAAACGTGTTTTGGGTTGTTTACTTCTATTGAGTTAACTCCAAAGTCAATGTATTGCTCACACATTATATCGTAATGGTAGCCATCAGCATATACAGGAGCATTAAGTTCATTGCCTTCTTCATCATAAATGCCATCAGTAGTGATAATTTTACCTATCTCAACTACTGCGTGGACACCCTCACAATAGTCAAGGATTCCTTTTTTTTGTAGGTCTTTTTCA